ATACTCTAATTGTGATATATTAAACGTTACGCTATTACCCGTTAACGTTGCAAGTATTGGAGGTGTTATAAATATCTCACTCCAACCGAATCCACCAATACCATCTGATTGTAATGTAAAAGGTACGATTTGAACCTCAGTAGGTTGTATTAAATCAGTAGTTACATCTAAGGTTATCTCACAATCATTTAACGTTAACGTATTAATTGTTATTGTCGGTTGTGTTATGATAGGTATTTCAGCTTCAATTTCAGTTAAATAATCAACTTCAATTAATTCAACTTTTGTTAATATATTTTTTATAAAGTTCGGAACCTTGTTTATAAAATAATAACTCGCTAATTGCGGAATATAAATCAGTTTCCGCAAATCCAATTCCGCAATATCCTTAACAGTTAAATAAGCATCGATTGTTATCATTTTAGCCTTATTGAAAATTGCTCCTATTGGTCTATACCAATCTTGAACAATCTCGTTAAATGATAATCTAAAATAACTTTCGCGGTAATAGAATCCATTCGTTGCTTCGTCGTTTGTCAACTCTGAAATTAAATCAATCGATAAATTTTTACGCTCGGAACGCTGAAAGTAAAACCTACCTTGTAAATCTTTGTACTCGATTGTTTCATCATCTTTAATTTCCTTTTCCCAAATCTTATACACGTTTATCTGTTGTCCTAATAAAGTTGTTTTTTGAGAATCAGGCGAATAGATTAGAGATTGAAACAATGTTAATTCCTCAGCTAAGTTTTGATTTTGGATCGTGAATGAACCGTTGTTGTGCTTTTCTCCATCGTCGTTATATTTGTATTTTAGAATGTTTCTTTTAGCGTAATTTCCAAAAGTGTATTTTTCTGATAACTTTCGTGAAAATTTACTCTCCCAATTATCAACGGTTGCACTTTGTAATCGCTCCTCCAAAGTTAAAAACTCAACGTTATTTGTAAACTTATCCTTAAACGGTGTCAATCCAAATCTAACCAATATTTCACGGACAAAGTCACTTACCTTAAAATCAATAAATATTTCTTCAAAATTAACCGCAAAACCATCAATATAGCTAAAATTAATTTCAATATTTTCAAGGCTTATCGGTGGAATATTTGAACAACTTACAAATACTTTATCACCAGCATTTGCATTGAAAATAACACTCGTTGTAAAAGGTTGTTCTAGTATTACAATCTCATCGAGTGTATTCTTAACCGTTAATGTAAAAGAAAACGCCCCTGATAAAGTCATGTCAAAAGCATAAACACCTGTTTCTAATATTCTAATAAACGAACGTACTGGAATAGCGTGAGGAACGGGTGCCGTCACCGTTGTCCATTGCCCCGTATTGGTTAGCTCTGCCCTTACATTGGTAAAGTTTTCACGAAATATATCTGAATTAAAAGCAGTTTGCTCGAATACTGTTGACCCAAACACGGTAAAGCTTGTATATTGTTGGTCGCTCGATGTTTGGTTATTAATTAAGACTTTATTCGGTTCAACTTCGCCTGTCGGTTTTGGAAAAGTTAACCATAAATCAACGAACTTTTCATGCGAAAATACACTTCCCGAGTAGGTAAAACCGATATAATCAAAGATACGATTCCACAAATATAAAGCCGATGCACTCGGCACCTGATAATCAATATTTAACTTCCCATCAAATATGTTATTACCGTTGTAATCCGCTATAATGTAACGATATGGCTTTGTTAAATCCGTCCATGTTTCAATAATATTAGCTAAGCTCTTAATGTGGTTCAAATCGCTTATTCCACACTCGGTAATAGTTATATTCTCAATAGCTCGAAAGAAGTCAATAGAGCCGTCGTATAGCGTTAATATGTACTCAATAGCTGTTGTTTCGGTTAGCACCGCCCACCCTTTATAAATCAAATGTAAGCCAGTATCGGTATCGATTAACTCAGCATCAACACGTTCATAAGGTAAATTAGAATCGTTACCAACTAAGCCCGCATTTTCAATTATACGTGTATTCTTTGCCGTACGTCTTAACTTAACCGCTTGCGTGAAATTAGTGTTTCTAGTTGTTAAATTGGAAATGTCATTTACCTGTTTGGTTTGAGCAATAGAAAAATTTGCGGGTAATTCGCAAAGTTGACTATCTATGTAAAGTAAATAACTCATAACGATTGAATGTAATTGTCAGGTAATTCAAATTCGCAAACTATTGAATTAGGTTCATTCTTAAAGTTTCTTATTCGGTGGCTTGTTGTGATTTGTCTAACCTCTACCCAATCATTTGCACTCGCACGTGCAAAAGGCTCTCCAACAAAATAGTAAATCTTAGGACTTGTCAATATTGTTTTAAGTAAATTAAATTCCTCAGTACTTAGAATATCTGAATTAACCGCTATCCTATTACCCGCTTCCGTTCCTAATTGTGAAACTTGACTAAAAGTATTGTCTAAGTTTTCAAAATCGGTATTTATCTCACCTATTGCCCTTGTGGTTTGATTGCGTTGATAGAAGTTCGGAAACTTCCAATAAGAATAACCTCCGTAATTATTTACCCACTTGAAGTAAGCACCATCACAAACATCCTCTTTATCAACTACAATAAATTTGTCTAACCAGCTCAATACATTCCGACCAATAGCAATTGGAAGGAAATCATTAATACTTTCATCGGTTCGTCCATCTGAAAAGAAAAGCCGTGTAATATTTCCACGCTCATCAAACAACCAATCAAGTCCGCTTGTAGTGTTTTCTATATCTAAGTCAATAGGTGTTTTTTGAATGAATGTAATATCGAACGGGAACCCCTCCCAATACTTTGCATAGTATCTGTCAGATGTTTGTGGAAATAATGGAAGTGCAACTATACTACTTCCTGTTTGTGTTACATTCTTTTTATAAGTTTCCAACTGCTCAACCCCCGCAATATAGCTAAGGTTTCGTGTGGCTGTTTCAGTTGTGTCGTCGGTAAATTGAATAGTAAAAGTAGTTATTGAATTTAAAAACCCACTATCAGGATAAGTAAGAGTTTCATAATCGGTGCCGTCAATATCAGGGTTCAATGTATCGACAAAGTTTTTAGTATTAATCAAAGGCTTGATCCACTCCAAAAAGTTAAAGTAAAACACTCCATCGGGTTGCGGGTAAATAATAGCCGTGACACCGTTAAAACCAATAGTAGCATTTAGAATAGTTTTACTTATCGTGTCGGAAGTAAATCTAACTACATTATTATTGTACGCCATTAGTAGGCTCGTTGTGCTTATATCTTGTGAGAATGTTATCATGCTAATTCTAGTTGTTTTAATTCCTTAATAATTGAGGATTGAAATTCTAGTCTATACTCAAAACCTACCTTATCCAATATCTTTTGAATCCGTTCCGCCGTTACTACTTTGCTAATCAATTCCACACCCCCGAACTGTTCACGCTTCCACCCCTCCCTTGCAATCTTTCGAGCGATTAAAAAGGCTAAAGTTGATACTGATATTTGACCCTCAATTCTACTTGCTAATCCCTTATCTCTAATCCACTGCTCAATCGCTTGTCGTGGTGGAAACTTTCCGGCACGCCTTCCAAATTCTAACTGCTCACTATAATTTAAACCTAATATTTTTCCGCTTGTTTCTGTGGATTGTACTTCTAAAGCATCCGCCCACTTACCACTAGAACGCATTCCTAAACTATCATACTCTTTGATAAGTTCGGTCTTAAGAAATTCCAATTCGTCTTTTAATATTTTAGCTACTTCCTCCATTGCTCGGTAAACTATATTCCTTTGGTACGTATGCCGTAAAGTTAATCATTAATCCGTCACCGTTCAAATCTAAAATATCCGTAACATCGTCCGCCTCCATTCGTTCAATCTCAATATCAGTACAAGCGAAATAGTTTTCCATGTCTTGGACGATTGCTAAAAGTGGTTCGATATTGTTAACGTATTTTGATTGTCCTTGCGTGCCTACTTCCTGAAAGAAGTTTTGGTCTAAATTGGAATGCTTAAGTAAATAAAAAGTACCGTTAAACTTAGTACCCTTTACACCCGTTTGCGTTTGGTTCTTAACATTCAAAATCTTTCGATACTCAAACAAAAAATAAATATCAGTTAGTTGACCCGTCCAAAAAGAACCTGTATCAATTAAATTCAACACGTTTTTTCTTCCGTAATGAAAGATAAAACTTTTATCGTTTGCGTACTGCTCAAAGATTCTTACTATGTCCGTCATTACTTATCAGGTTTACTATAATTAAAATTCACTTCATTTATTGTTTTAACCATTGAAATTAAATAAAATATTTCGCTATATGGTTTACGTCCTAAATCAAAAGGGTACAGTCCGTACCTTTCAGCTAATTGGTCTAAACTAATTACATTGTTAAACTGATTCAATCTATCACCGCCAGCCATTTGCCACTTGGTAACATTTACATTTGACCCTTTAGCGAGTACAGATTCATTTTCAATAATCAATTTAAACGTGTTATCAATATAATTTCGTGCCGGAAAGTAATCCGTTATCTCAGCGTTAAAAAACTTATCCCTAGTGCATCCAAATACAATCGTGAACACTTCTGCTATTGTTTCCCAACTAATCGAGCCACGCATTATATCAATGCAATACTTAACATCTACATAAGGCAAATTTAAAATATCCGTTTCCTTGTCTGCAAATATTTTCTTTTGGTTTGAGTGCGATAAAATAATATCATACTCGTTATTTGGTTGCAACTCAATATATTGATGAACTTTTATTTTGTTCAAATTTAATACATTTTTAGACATAAGCACGTGTTTTGAATGATTTTTTTAAACCCCCTACCGTTTCCATTTCGTGATACCTTACTGCATCGATAGCGTGATTAAATTTATCAATAGGTTTGTTTAGTTTATTTCCTGTTTTTTTGTCTTTATCCCAAGTGTATTTTTGAAGCTCATTGATTAAATTAATTGATTTTTTAGTAACTAAATAGTTTTGTTTTTGCATTGTCTGAACACCAAAATTAATACTATCGCTTCCTTTCGTAACAGGATAAGCATTTACTTTGTAAAGTTTAAGTTCGTCAATACTTTTCGGCTCAGCACTATCACAATAAACAGGGTCTTTCGTTGATATATATTTTGCAATATCTGAATTACTCAATCCTTTGTTATAACA